GGACGGCACCGCGAACTTCGTGGAGTACGTCGAACTGCTGCGGGAGACTCTGGACGGCTTCGAGAAATCGATTCTGCGTGCCCTAGAGTCCTCACAGAGCCGCGCAAACTGACACCCGCGACTAGTTGCCCACAATCGACCGAAAGGGGCGAGAATCGGCATTGGAAACGTATTCGTCTGCCCGTGACCTGTTCGACGCCGCCCGAGGTGCCGCCATCGAGTGCGAGCGCATCCGTCGAATGCTAATCGCGATGGAGACCACCGAGCAGTCGGTCGGCACGGCGTTGGGCATGAAGGTGGACTCGGGCTCAATCTCCGACCCGATGCGGAGGGTGGATGCGAGGATAGACAAGGAGTCGCGTTGGCACCATCGCATCGAAGAGGACGAGCGCCTGATGGACTTGGCAACCAGCGTCTGCTACGGTCGCGACCAGGACGGAAAAGGCGGGCTTTCCCTGCTTCTCGGCATGCTCTACGCCGACATCATCTGGTGGCACTACCTCGGCACCGAGACGTGGGCGCGCACTGGTGACATCGTGGGCTACTCGCCGCAGCGGTGCAAGGCGATTCGCGACATCGCGTTCGACTTCATCGACGGGCTGGGCGTCGCCAACATCATCGACGGCATGGGCATCGCGGAAGAGTGACGCAAGGCTCCGCGCGAGTGATCGCGTGGGGCCTTTTTTTGTTGCGAAAACGCCAGATTATTTGGTCATTCTTGCTTGACACCAAAGGGGACAACCATTAATATAACAGTCAGAAAGAGGGAGCCAAGAGGGCACCCCACGACCGAGAGGGGCATGAAATGACCACCATCAACATCAACGACCGCGCCTACAACTTCGGCAACACCAGGAACGATCGCGCATTCGTCCGCCTCATTACCGCCGAGAAGCCCGCAGACGTGATGACCGTCTCCGCAGCCGTCGCCGCTGGCCTTGCCACCGTCGAGGAGCGCACAACCAAGCGCGGGCTGTCCATCGTGACCGTCCGCCGCGTCAATGGACGCGTGACCGAGGTCAACGGGGTCAACCTCGCCACCGTCCTCGACATGACCATGGCATTCTAGGAACGACCGACCACGCCATTACCGAGGTTGAGGAGCCTACCATGGAGTACGAGAACATCAAGATGCTGGACGAGGACGAAGCCACGGGCGAGACTCTTTACGCCGTGCGCATTCTCACGGGTGACGTGATTAGCGTCATCGTAGACGCCGATGGAGTCGAGTATTTCAACGATGATTGGCAGGACGAGCAGCCACAGTCGTTCGCCGAGGTCTGCGAAGGAACGTGGCGCTGGTATCGCGGCGAGGACATCGACTTTTAGGAGACGCCATGCGCAGTAAGACAGAGTTTCGAGCAATCCGCGAGATTTGCGGCATCACGCAAGCAGCACTAGCAAAGGAGCTGGGCGTCGAGGTTCGGAGCGTCAAGCGATGGGAGAGCGACGCCGCGCCGCAGCAGCCGCCCGCCGACGCATGGGCCGTGCTCGATGACGCGCTCGCCGTCCAGCGGCAAGTCGTGGACTTCGCCCTCGCCAAGATTGACGAGACTGGCGCTCCCGCCGTCCGTTTGCCGTACTGGGCGAGTCCCGAGGACTTCGCCGACCGCTCGACCGACGCCGCGCTGGGCGTCAACCTCGACGCCGAGAGCTTCAGACGCGCGAACGCCAACACACGCGCCCTCGCCGCCGTCCTCATGGCAGAGGGTACGCCCATCGTCTGGACGCGCGACCCGCTAGGCACGGAAGACGAGCCGCGACGAGCCGCTACGAGCCGACCAGAGCCGCCCGATTCGTGATACCAATAACCTGCGCAGTTGTAGCCAACAGCGCCACCTCCACGGGAGCCCGCTCACGGAAACGTGCGCGGGCTTTCTGCATTAAGGGGGACTCATGGCCGACAACCCACGACGGGCGAATGGATCGCGCCGCAACGCCACACTCCGATGGCTCCGCAGCCAAGAGCAACCATGCTGGATATGCCGCGCGTTCGGACGCCCCGCCCGCATCGACTACGACCTGCCGCCGCGACACCCGCTCAGCTTCGAGTGCGACGAGCTCGTCCCGGTGAGCAAGGGCGGCAGTCCGTACGACCGACGCAACGTCGCAGCTACACACCGCATATGCAACGAGTGGCGCGGCAACAAGAGCGTCGCGGATGTGCTGGAACTGGCTCGGCGCTCGCGAACGACACAGCAGTCCCTACCAACGTCACAAACGTGGTGAGGAACGGTGACGAAGGCGCGAAACACGCGAAACCCGAACGACGTGCCCAACAACGCGCAATTGTCGAAAAAATCGAAATTCGGAGAGTTTTCGACAGTGGGGGCGGGTACCCCTCCCTCCGCGCATGGCCCTGGTCCCGTGCGCATAGGGCTTTTCAGAGACGATATGTCGAAAACTAGGGTAGTCAAAAGCAGCCCAAAATCGGAGGTGGTGGCGCGTGACCGATGCCGAGCGCATGTGCGCAGAGCTGGGTGGCCCAATGCACGACCAAGCCGTGGAGCTTGCGGAAAACGTGCTGTTCATGGCCGCGAAGCTGGAAGAGACGCGGCGCGAGATGGAAGACCAGCCGCCAATCATCGAGTACAACAACGGCGGCGGTCAATGCGGCACGCGCGAGAATCCCATCTACAAGACGTACGTCATGCTCAACCGCCAGTACGTCAACGCGCTGCGCCAGCTCAACGACATGCTGGGTGTGAAGATTCAGCCCGACGATGACGCCGACGATGACCCGCTCTCCGCGATCGTGGAGAAGTACCGCAATGGAGACTAGGCGCGGTTCGACCACGCCGACGCTGCGAGTTGCGCTGCCCTACGAGAAGACCTACGCGCCCATCGCCTGCGACCTCATGGAGGCAATCGGGCAACCAGCCGACGATGCGGAGCGCGGTGTGCTGGCCGACTGGCTGGCATATGGGAGCGACGGGGGCTGGACTCACCGGCTGAACTACTTGGAATGTTCGCGGCAGAACCTGAAGACGTGGTCGCTCATCTCGCGCATGCTGACTGGCGCGCTCATTCGCGGCGAGAGAATCCTCTACACCGCGCAGAACGGTGACACCGCATCCGAGATTCGCGAGACGATGTACGGGCTCGTGGGCGAGTCTGCGAACGACCCGAAGTGCGCCTATCCGTGGCTCAACAAGCGCGTCCTGAAGTGCTCCAAGAAGACCGGGCACGAGTGCATCTACTTCCGCAACGGCGGGCGCATCTACTTCTCGACGCGAACGAACACCGCAAAGCTTGGCTACACGGTGGACGTCGTTCTCTTCGACGAGTGCCAGGAGCTGACCGAAGCGCAGCTCTCCGCGCTCATGGCAACGGCATCGGCGGCACCGCTGCGCAACCCGCAGTACATCTTCGTCGGCACGCCGCCTACGCCCGAGACCAAGGGCGATGGCATATTCCAGGCGAAGCGCGACGCGGTCGCAAACGGCACGATCGGCGAGCCCGCGTCGCTCAACGAATGGTCTGTCAACGACATTGAGGGGTTCGTGCTCGATGCCGAGCACATCGCCAACCCCGACTACTGGTATGCGTGCAACCCCGCGCTTGGCGTGCGCATCACCGAGGACGCCGTGCGCTCCGAGGTCGCGTCGTTCGTCTCGCCGCTGAAGTTCGCGCAGCAGCGTCTTGGCTACTGGCTCCCGCCCGTGCGGTTCGAAGCGGCGCTGGACGAAGAGCAATGGACTAAGTGCGCCACGGACAACCCTCCGACAGACGGACTCGTGGTCTACGCGGTCAAGTTCAGCGCGGACGGCTCCACTGGCGCGATTGCGGCATGCCGCAAGCCTGAGAGCGGGAAGCCGCACATTGAGGTCATCAAGTCGGTGTCGCTCTCTGCCGGCATCGACTACTTCACGAATTGGCTTGCGCAGCGAAAGGGCAAGGCCGCACAGATAGTGGTGGACGGCGCGAGCAACGCGCAAGACCTCACCGAGCGGCTGCTCCGCGCGAAGGTTCCGCAGTCGTGCATCGTGCGCCCGAGCGCGTCAGACGTGATCGCGGCGTGCTCGATGCTCAACAACGCCGTCAAGGAGCAGTCGGTCACGCACTTCGACCAGCCCGCGCTCAATCTCAGCGCGACCCACACCAAGCGCCGACCAATCGGCAAGACGGGCGGCTGGGGGTTCGCGTCCACCGACGAGGCCGACGCAACGCTAATCGAGGCTTGTGCGCTCGCGCACTGGCAAGCCATCACCACCAAGCGCGACCCGAGCAGAAAGGCGGTGGTCTTCTAGTGGCCATCATTACTGACACCGCGCCGTTGCAGCAGCCAGACACGTGGCGTGAGTTGCGGCGCGTGGACTACGGCAAGTGGGAGCTACCAGAGTTTGCCGGAGACATGCCCGACGAATGGGCAACAGTCGCGACGTACCTGTTCGCGCTGCGCGAGGCCAAGGAGCATCGCAACCGCATGCGCCGCCGCTACTACGACGGCAAGAACCACCTGAAGGACTTCGGCATCTCCACGCCGCCCGAGCTGCTGAACGTCGAGACGGTCGTTGGCTGGCCGCGCATCGCCGTGGACGCCATGGCCGTGCGCTCACGCTTCGACGGCTTCACCGCCGCGACCACGGAAGTCCAGGAGCTGCTGGACGGCATCGTTGACCGCTCGCGGCTCAAGACCAAGTACCGCCACGCCGTCACGCCCGCGCTCATCCAGTCCTGCTGCTTCGTGACCGTCACGGAAGACGAGAGTGGAGAGCCGCGCATCGACCTCTACTCAGCCGAGGATGCGAGCGCCGTCTGGGACAAGGCACGTGGACGCATCGCCTACGGCCTCACCGTCGAAGAGCGCGACAAGAACGGCGAGCCAGTCCGATGCAACCTAATCACCGAGCACGAGATTGTCCACCTTTGGCGCGACAGCTCCGTTTGGGGCTGGTCGGTCGAGCCGTTCGCGCTTGGCGTCGTGCCGATGGGCGTTTTTGCCTACCGCGCGTCCGACATGCGCCCGTTCGGCTATTCTCGCGTGTCCCGCTCCGTGATGTCGCTCACCGATGCCGCCGTGCGTGTCGCGCTTGGCGGTGACATCGCCTACCAGTTCAGCGTCGCGCCGCAGAAGTACCTGCTCGGCGTTGACCAGGAGGCGTTCGCCGAGCAGACGCGATGGGAAGCCTACATCGGCAACATCATGGCGGTCGGTCGTGACGAGAACGGCGAAGTTCCGACATTCGGGCAGCTGAGCCAAGGCTCCATGCAGCAGACCACCGAATATATGCGGCTTCTTGCATCAAGGTTCACGAGCGAGACCAACGTCCCGCTGCACCAGCTCGGCGTGTCCAGCGACGCGAATCCGCAGAGCGCCGAGGCCATCTACGCGGTCAACGAGCCGCTTGTCATCGAGGTCGAGGAATTCAACGAGACCGCTGGTGACACCCTGCGCGACATCGCCAAGATGTGCATCGCGATCAAGAGCGGCGTCGGCTATTACGACCTCACCGACGAGCAGCGCGACTTTAGCGCGAACTTCCGCAACCCCGCCATGCCGTCCATCGTCTCTCAGGCCGACGCGATGTCGAAGATTGCCGCGCAGGTCGAGGGATTCGCTGGCACGGACGTCTACTGGGAGCAGATGGGCTTCTCCGAGGCAATGCGTCGCAAGGCGCGTCAGCAGACGCAAGCCAACCTGCTCTCGCAGCAGATGGCCCAGCTGTTCGGGGTGAACGAGAATGGCTAGCGTGCCACGTGCCACGGTGGACGCATTCACCAAGGGCATCAACGGCATCAGCAACCAAGCCCGCCAGATGCTTGCGGCGCGTCTCGCGCAAATCGACATCGCCGACGTGAGCGCATCCGCTCCAGAGGTCGTTGCGGTGATGGAGGAGTATTGCGGCGCAGCCGTGCGCAACGTGGAGGCGCTCGCCAACCGCTTCTACCGCATGGCGCGAATGCAGGCGCTCGGCGTCGACAACTACGACCCCAACGCATCGAGCGACCGCGTCCCAGCCGCCACCGAGGAAGCGACGCGGGCAATCCTGCAACGCGCGGTGGACGGTGACGTGGAGGGCTGCGTGGAGCAGCTGCTACAGCGCATCGACTACGAGATTAAGCGCGGCGCCGGCACGACCGTTCTCAATGCTGGACAGCGCGACCCAATCAAGCCGCGCTACGCCCGCGTGCCGACTGGCGCGGAGACGTGCGAGTTCTGCATCATGCTCGCGTCTCGCGGCTTCGTCTACCACAGCGAGACAAGTGCGGGCATGCTCGACCACTGGCACGCCAACTGCGACTGTCGAATCGTGCCGGGCTTCGGCAAGAAGCCGACCGTCGATGGCTATGACCCCGACTACTGGTATGCGATGTACGAGGACTTGGGCACGCAAGAACGTCAACGTCTTATTCGCGAGCGAAAGAAGCTCGCCGCACAACAGTGATGAACAAGGCCCCGCAAGGGGCTTTTTTCATATCCATTTTCGCGCCGCACGGCGCAACCCGATGCCCGCACGGGCGAAAGGAGGCCACATGGCCGAGAACACGCAGGAGCCGACGCAGACCACCGAGCCGCAGGAGCCGCAGGGCACCGAGACCGACTGGAAGGCCGAAGCCCGCAAGTGGGAGAAGCGAGCCAAGGAGAATTCGGCAGCGGCAGCAGAGCTGGAAAAGCTTCGTGCGGCGTCCATGAGCGACACCGAGAAGCTGGAAGCCCGCGCAGCCAAGGCCGAGGAGGAGCTGGCACAGCTCAAGTCCGAGCGCGAGTTCGAGATTGCCGTTCGCGAGGTTGCGGCAGAGAAGGGCGTGCCCGAGAGCATGCTCCGTCACTGCGCGACGCGCGAGGACATGGAAGCGCTCGCATCCG